GGCACTCCCTCCCCCAAGCCGGGGGCGTGTCATCGACGCAACCGCATACGACGTAGAAATGGAAGACGTAGTCTTTGTAAGCCCTACGCCGAAGGAAGAAAAATGAGAGATATGCCCACCGACGCCCTCCTCGTTAAGCTCCACGTCTTCCAGCCCGGTCTGGACCCCAGTGAGCGCCGCATCCACATCCTGGAGCGGGAGAAGCAGGGGATGTTCGCTGCATTCATGAAAAGTGAACGGTGGTGCGGGTCGATCTCTGCAGTAGACTTCCGAACTTCGGAGACCCTCGCCCAAGTTGTCGCGGTGTCGTGTGTCTGAGGCCAACGACGACGAGAAAGACTGGAGGGTGCGGGTTCCCCCCGCCCTCGCGGACGAGGCTAACCTAAAGAAACTGTCGGACCCCCGACGTTTGCTGCCGCATTACGGTACCGTCGTGGACATGGAGTCGGATACAGTGATGGCCTTCCGCTCAGACATCTGCCCGATCGTGCAAGACTCCATTATCAACTACGTAGCGAACCCCCCGCGCATGGAATCCGGCCATACGAAGTTTCTGGCGGTCGTCGGCCCCCGTCAGTGTACCAAGTCCACAACGGCGGCCCTCGCGCTGGCGGGGAAGGTCATGTACAGCCCAGGTACCCAGGGGGTGACCATCGCGGATGAGCAGGACCGCGCCGATACGCTCTTCGAGTCCGTCATGTTCAACTACCAGAACCTCCCAACGTCCATTCGGATGCCGCAGGTCAACACCTTGGCCAAGCTCCGGCTCAACATGGTGCATGGTGGCAGGTACAAGGCCCTGACATCCGGCTTTAGCGGTAACGTAGGTCTCGGGCGAGGCATCGCCTGGACGCACATCTCGGAGGGTCCCTTCCATAAGGACTTTGGTACCTTCTGGAATAAGTACTACCCCGCAGTCAACAACCGGAAGAACGCCGCAGTCATCCTGGAGAGCACTCCGGGGGCCATGTCGGAGCCTTCTGCAGCGGTGTACCGGGATACGATGGCGGAAGCCCGTCAGGGCATCGGCAGGTGGGAGTATGTATTCGCAGCCTTCTGGAACTCCATCCTGAACGAACGTCCTTGGCGCAAAGAGTGGACGATGAGTATAGAGGAACTCCGTCTCATGGAGATATACGGACGGAAAGACGGCGGAAACAACAGCGCACCTCGCCAGCCACACTTTCTTAGCCTGGAAAACCTCGCTTTCTTGCGCGAAGTCCGCGTCATGGACTCTAAAATTAAGAAGGACCCCGACCTCCTGTGGGTATTCTACCCAAAAGACGACGTGAGCTGTTGGCATATCATCGGAAACTCCGCTTTTCCCACCCACGCAATGGAGTCTTTGCTCATCCGTTCGGGAGGTGTCGAGGCTCTCGTCCCCTGGCGGCCAACAGACGGCTGCTACCAGGAGTACCAAGAGCCCAGGTCGGACGGAATCTACGTCATTGGCGTAGACCCCAGTGGTTGGGGCTCCGGTGACCCCTCCAGTTTCCAGGTAGGGGAGGTCTGGTCCGACGAAATCTCCCAGGTCGCGGAGTTTGAGACCAATACCTTGACCCCTCCACAGGTTGCGGAGAAAATCATAGAGGCAGCCGAACGCTACAACGACGCGGAGGTTTTCTGCGAGAGCAACGGCGTGGGTGCTGGTGTCCTCGCCGTGCTGGAGATGGCCCACAACCGGGGCCGCCTCAAGAATCTCCACTACTACGCGAAGGGAAAGCCCGGAGTACCGAACTCCGTGCCCCGCCACGCCGACGCTCTTGGAGCGATGGTCGACGCCGCCCTCGACGTATCCCAGGGAGGGTCTGCCACCCTTGTGATCCGGGGCGTAAACCTACAATCCCAGCTCGGAACGTACCGGCAGGACAAAGCTGTGCAGGAAGGCTCTAAGACTCTCATAATGAAGGACACTTCCACCCGTGGAGGCCGCCGAGAGAAGCATCACTGGGATAGAGTCAGTGCTTTCCTTTGGATGGTGTACGGTGCGAGGGAGCAGAACCAGCGCAAGAAGCCGAACTTCGGCCCCGTATCCCCGAAGCTCATGACAACCCGCGCTGAGTACCTGAACACAATTCCCCGCTCTCAGCGGAACTCTTCCGCTTTGGTTCGGCCAAGAAAAAAGCGTTGATATCTGCCCCCAAACGTGTTAGGTAGCCCCATGTACGAACGTAACTCCTCCCCGAACGCCAGTCTCACTCCCGCCGAACGTCGGGGGAAGGAAATCCTCACCGTAATCCAGAACCATCGGACGGAGGTGGATGCCGAGGCCAAGGAGTGGGCGAAGGACCTTCTCGCGTACCGGAACAAGTTCTGGAAGGGTCACAAGATTGACCAGAACGAAGGACCTAACGGCACGACGATGCAGGCACCCTACCTGCACAGCTTCACGGATGTGATGGTCAGCAACATCGTACCTCCTCACCCCGCTGTGGACATTCGTACACGCCGTACAGCGAAGAAGGACGCAGCGAAGCTTCGGTCGTTCTATGTCAACGACCTGATGGACAAGGACAACGCCGTCTGGAAGCTCCGTCGGGCTGCAGCCCTCACGTCCATCATGGGCCGTACCGCAATCAAGATGGTCTGGTCAGACAAACGAAGCCGTCCCCGCGCCCGTGTGGTCCCCGCAAACCGTTTCTACTTCGACAGTTCTGCGGAGGAGTGGGACGACATCCGGTACGCCATTGAGGTTGTGCCGATGACGGAGCGGGAGATCATGGGCCTCGTCAAGAAGTCCGGCAGCAAGAAAGAGGGTATCTACAAGTCCAACCTGATGGAGGAACTAAAAGGGGAGTTCAAGCCTCTCCCTACATGGGTCGACGACCCCACTGGCAAGCAGGAAGCTTCACGAAAAGCCGACAACTATATCGTCGTATACGAATACTACGATTTCGTTGAGAAGAAGATGTACCACATGGTGGACGGGCGGAACGAGCCTATCTTTACCGGCGATCTGCCGTACCCCCACCTTGAGAACCCCTTCTACCTCATCAGCCTGCTGGACAACCTGACGGACCTGGGAGGTCTGAGCCACGCCCAGATGATCCGTGAGCCTGTCAGTCGCCTCAACGAGTTGATGACGATGGCCTTCGAGCACACGAAGCTCCTGGCACCCACCCTCTTCATCCACAAGAACCGCATCGACAACGTGGACGACTTCGTCACCGCCCTCGCGCAGAAGGAATCTGTGGACGAGGCCATCTTGGTGGAGACGCTCCGTAAGTACAACATCGCGGATGTGTTGGAGTGGAGCCGGACCCCGCAGGTTCCCTTCGATTACTCCCGCATGTCGGACGTGCTGCAAGAGCTTATCGAGTTCACACTGGCGCTGCCTACCTACTCCCGTGGTCAGGTCGGTAACGCGGACGTGGCAACTGAGCTTGCCCTGGTTGACACCGCCCAGAAGACCCGTAACGCTCCTCTCCAGGGCGTGGTCAACAAGACCATGGCATGGATGGCACAGGCTTACCTCGCCATCTCGTCGCACTACATCGACGAAGAGGGGGTCGCTGAGATCTGGTTGAAGGTTGGTGACGGTAGCACGGACGTGAAGGCGTCCACGCAGAACCTCGACCTCATGAGCCAGGACGGGGCATGGGATTACGACTTCAAGGCATTCCCCTACAACGCCGCCGAGGACAACAGCACTGTCCGCCTAAAGAAGTTCGAGGCATTCCAGGACCTGTTGCTGAACTCCGAGCATGTAGATACTCGGGACACCATCCTGGAAGTGTTGGATGCCTTGGGCATGGGCCACCTCGCCAAGGACCTCGCCGAGATGGAGAAGGAGCAAGCCGCTATGGCCGCTGCCCAGGCTCCTCCCCCCGGCCCCGGCCTCGACCCTAACGCTATGAGCTTGATGCCTCCCGAAATGGAGGGTGCCGCAGGCGGACAGATTCTGGCTCCTGGTGGGGAAGACCTCCAGCCTGACCTGCCCATCGCCTCGGGCGGGAGCATCCCGATTGCGTAATTGTTGCACTCCCCGGCAGGCTATGTTATTACACTCCACAGGAGAAATAGCATGAGCCTGTACGACTTTCTGGACCTTTATGGTCCGATAGAGGAGACTGCAACATCCATCGTCCTTTTAGAAGAGGCGATGGACGCCAGGGAGCGACGGGAGCGGAAGCACCGACGTGTCTGGGAAATGCAGGTAAGGAAAGTCACCGAAGGCTACCCCGCACGCATCCCCCTCCTCCTCATCGAAGAGATGGACCTGGACGCATCCTGGTATCACGCCAGGGGTTGGGGGGAGGAAGACGACATCTGGCAAGATTTAATCCTGCCTGCGGAGGACAACCCATGAGCCTGTACGACGCGGAATGCCCCACATGTGGACTTGTTGAGGTCTTCACCTTCAGGATGGTGGACGGTCCTACGGTCGACTGTAACACCTGTGGCAGCTCCAGCAAAAAAGTCTTCTTGAAGTTCCCCCAGATTGACACCGATTGCTTCGAGACCCCCGGAATAGGTGGTGCTGGCCCGTACTTTTCTAAGCAACTGGACACCCAGTTCTCCAGCAAGAAAGCGTACAAGGCACATCTCAAAGCAAACGGGATGAGGGAGATATCCAAATCCTCCGGCGAAGGCCGCGCAATGGTTAGCCGGACGAAGGAAGCCGCAGCGAAAGTGGCATCCCACTGGGGCGAGGACTCGGGAGCAGGTCTCCAGTCCCTGAAGAACGCCAACCCCGATTCGTTTAAGAACGCACACCATGAGAAGCGTACCGAGATCAAGCGAGAGCAGGTCCGCAACTTTAACGCCGTGAAAGAATCCGGCAAGCCGAAAACCCTAACCCACAAGGATCTATAAAATGTCTGAGGAGACAATCGCCCCCGCACCCGTCGAGGCTGCAGCTCCCGTAGAAGCTGCCGCTCCCGTAGAAGCTGCCGCTCCCGTAGAAGCTGTTGCCCCCGTAGAGGTTGCCGCTCCGCCCGAAGACCGCTTCTGGGAGAATGAAATAGACTGGACTGGCATTGACCCCGCCGATGAGGACTGGCTGGAGAACTTCGACGAGCGTGTTCGCCCCTACGTGAAGGGGAGCTACAACCTGCGTCAGGCTGAGATTGATTCCATCCGCGAGGACAAGGATTTTATCTCCCGGATGTACGACAGTGCCCTCGACGAGGACATGAGCAGCCCCATGCACAAGGAGTTGTCCACCAAGTTGACGGCTGCGGAAGCTGCTGCTGGCACAAGTCAGGCCCGAATCGCCGAGCTTGAGGCAGAACTCCTGGAGAGCCGGAACGGGTACGAGGAGTACCGGGGAGGGAAGGAAGCCGAGCTGGTCGACAACTTTATTGAATCGAACCTGAAGGCTATTAAGGCTGCCCCTCCCGAAGAGATTGCCATGTTCCAGGTTCTCGCTGGAGACCTTGGCGACCCGAAGGACGACCGGTACAACTACCTGGACACCGAGACTGCCTGGAAGATTGTCAAGGCGGGCATGGGTGAGAAGGTTGTGCAGATGCACAAAGACGGTGTCCCTGCAAGCTACATCAGCACGCTCCTCGAAGTCGTATCAGCCAGTGCAGCGAGGGCCCCTGCTCCTGTTGCCGCTGCTCCCCCACCCAGGGCAGTACCTGCGGCGGCTTCTGCCCGTGTCGTATCCGGCGCGGACTCCGGGGCACGGGGCTCTGGTCGAGTGGCGTCTACTTCTGCAAAGAAGAAGATCCGGGGAGGGGACCTCCGATCCGTGACGAACTCTGTCCTCGATAAATATATGTAGGAGGTATGTCGCCTTCTGTGCTACGGCACAGTTGACCCTCCCCTTACAGGGGGATAGGGTTATCCTGAAAGCAATCCGCTTTACCCATTGAAAGGAAAAACCTCAAATGCCGAGCCAAGAAACTCTCGTAAGCGTGTTGCAGGACCTCCTGCCCAGCTACAACGACACCTTCTCCAAGTTCAACCCCGCGTTCCAGAAGATCACCGAGGCCGGAGGCGGCATCGAGGATCTGGAGTCCACCCACAAGGAATGGATCCTGGTCAGTTCTGACCCAGGACGCTTCACCGAGATCCAGACCTCTTTTGAGCGGATCAACGGTGGTCGTACCCAGGATTCCCGTCGTGCAAACGCATGGCCATCCTTCTACACCTACGCTGTGGACATCGGGCTGCAGGACCTGCGCAAGGCACGCGGCAAGCGTGACATGGGCCAGCTCATCAAGAGCATCCCTGAGCGCAGCTTGGTCGGCATCATGGAAGCCGTCGAGCAGCAGTTCTGCATGGGCAACCACCCCCAGTTGGGCGGTCTCCCTACCCTGAACGGCGAAGTGAACTACTCCCCCGAGGGTCACACCACGCAGGGCATCTTCGAGTTTGCCGCCCCTGAGTCGCAGACCGGTACCATCTTTGGTCACGCTCGCAACAGCTTCCAAGGTTGGCACACCCAGTACGAGGCCATGAGCGCCATGGACCAGGACGGTCTCCGTACCATCCGTACCATGAACCGCAAGTGTGCAAACCAGGGAGCCGCCGGAATGGCTGGCCCCAAGATCTGGCTCGCCGACGGTGTCAGCTTCGACAACTACTTGGAAGTGACTGGCGACCGCGTCATCATCAACGACAAGCAGGGAAGCGACCCCCAGGCCGGACAGAACTCCCGCGAAGGTATCCCAATGGGTTACAATGGCGCGATGTTGTACAACACCCCTGCTTTCAACTTGGCCGGTTTCAATGGAACTGCCCAGGACGGAATCATGGTTGGTCTCGACTGCTCCGAAGCCGCTTTCTTCCGTCAGAAGACGGGACAAGGCGAGTTCGACGGCAAGGACGAGAGCAAGCACAAGTTCCTCAGCCTGCGTGACCGTGGTCTGCAGCCCGGTACCGATGCAATCCGCACCGAGTACCTCCTCAGCCTCGGCTTGATGATGAACCAGCTCCGCTCCAGCGGTGCCATCGTCGGTTCCGCCCTCCGATAAGGGGGTGAGGGCACCTGCCCTCGCACTCTTCACAAAACCCCCCTTTTAGGAAATAGAAAAATGAGTAACTCATTCATCGACAACCTGCTTGAGACCAGCCTTCCCGAAGCCGGAAACGCTGGTATCAACGGTTACACCGTAACTGAAGCTGGACCAATCGGAGTCCTCGGCCAACTGGTCGTGTCCTCCGCTTCCCGTAAGGACCAAGTCCACGGGTACAGCTTGGCCTCTGGCGCTGTCATCGACAGCACCAAGAGTTCCCTGGGTGCTGCCACGTACTCCGCCGCTGTTACCGACGTAAAGATCTACCACCCCGCTAACACGGGCGAGCAGGTCTGGGCATTGGTATTCAATGACTCCGGCGCTGCCCTTATCCAGGGCGTACCTGTTGTGAAGGACTTATCCCCTGCTGGTACTGAAGTCGCTGTTGGCGGCCTCAATGTCACTCCGGCCCTCACCACTGACTTGGCTGACACCATTGTAGGTGTTCCCCAGTTCGCCATCCCTGCCGGTGAGTACGGCTACGTTCTGGTGAAGGGCACTGGTTTGCTGTTTGGCTTGGCATCGCTTGCGGCGGGTGCCCGTCTTGCGATGCACGCCTCCGTCGCGAACAAGGTGAATGTCGCAGCAGTGACTGCCCCCTCCTTTGCGCGGAACCTTGTCGTAGTTGGTGGAGCTGATGCTCTGACCTTGGCCGACATTGACTGCGCCCTGTAGTAGGTATGTAGTTAAGTTCTCTCCTCCTTAACTGCCCAGAGCCCAACCTCTTCTTACTTGACGGGGTTGGGTTTCTGCGTTATAGGTACGCATGCCTGTCCCCTCCTCCGAGCTTATTTCGCGTCTCCAGATGGAGACCGACCGTGCCCCCGACAACAGCCCTGAGTGGCGGAAGAGATTGCTGTACTTCCTGAGCAAAGCGCAAGAGCGCGTTGTCCGGGATGCACCTTTCCTTTCGAGGGAGCAAGAGGTCCGGGTTATACTGGACCCCGACATCGCATCAGCGTCCGCGACGGACCTCTTCGAGGCGACAGCAGACGCTTGGGTCATTAAGCGTGTACTCCCCGAGAGCAGCACTGCAGCGGCTGTGTGGAACACAGAGCAAGACGAGCGGCATAGCGGTAAGATTATCCGCCTGAAGAGCGCGACCGACCAGGGTTCCTTAGAGTACGACCGTACCCACGAGTACATCGTCCGGGAAGTTTGGGTGGTTAGTGGGGGAGGGTCCGAGTACCTCCACGTCTCCCTCGGCAGCCCCTGGCAAGGTGGAGTGGTCTCCGATATCGAGTACCGGATGTTCACGAAGGCTGCGGTCCTCCCCCCGGAGCTGGGCCAAGTCCTCTCCGTGAAGATCCACGACCACCCCTACGAGCCCCTGGAAGCCCTCCCAGCAGGCGACTACGATAACTGGAACTACGCCCGGTACTCCCTGGACAACACCGTCCTCGGCGTCCCCCGCCTCTTCTCTCGGGGCCAGACGACGTACCTTCAGGCCCCCAACGTCGCCCCAACCACCGTTAAGGACGACAGCCCCGCGTGGACGGGACCTGAGCCCAAGGGGAAATTCTCCTACGCAATCAGCCTCGTTTTCGGAAAGCAGGAGCTTTGGCTCCACGGGGGGAACCCGAGCACCCAGAGCCTCCTTACCCCGAATCTCACCCGCATTAAGCCGTGGAACGAGAGCGCGTTAGGGCCGAGTTCCAGCCTCGTCGACAACCAAGGTGCAGGCAGCGACAGCATCACACTGACCTTCCCCAACTACGACTTCGCGGAGGGTTTCGCACATGCTGGTAGCCTCCGTGAGGGCAGGTCAGGTTTCAAGGTCCGCATCTGGCGTGCCCGGTACGCCAGTGCTTCCACCCTGGACTTCGACTCCCGCTTCTACTTACTGACTGAGGTAGCTGGCGGGGCGGGCACTTACACGGACAACGGCACTGTCACTCCCGACCGCAACCAGCCAGCTCCGGGTTACTCGGGCGTCCAGCAGACCCTCCAGTTCTTCCCCTCCGGGGACTTCCGCTATGAGATGGTCATACGCGGAGTGATGTCTCTTGCGCCGCTGCAGTCTGAAACGCAGATCCCTAACGTGGACGCTATGGCTGTCGACCTCCTCATTCACTTGGCGAAAGCTTACATGTATGAGGCTGCTGCCAACACCGCGTATGCGCTATCTGCATTCAGGGACTACACAGCCGCCCTCGAATCTGTTATGAACAGAACAGCATCCACCGTCCCGCCGAACACTGTCGTTCGTATCGGGCTGGGGAAGTCATCTGGTGGTGTCCGTCGGTTGTACCCTCAGTACCCCGAAGAGCCCACTGAAATCTCGTAGGAGAGATACCCATGTCCGAAAAAATCGTAACGCCAAGCCTCTATGTCAGCGGCATCTACCGCACCCTGCACGGGGACAAGGTCCTGGACGCCGTCTGTACCTCGGTTGTGTACGGAGAGCAGGGCCGCCCGAACAGCGGCTCCCTCTTCAGCACCACCTTTGGGGAAATCTTGGTAACGGAGGGTGAGATCTCCCTCGCGCCTTTCGCCCTCATCTACAAGCCTACCATCGTTGAAGCAGACTTCTTCCCTGGTACCACCTACAAGGGTCCACTGGCGAAGGCATACGCTGCCGCGCAGAAGGCCGAAGAGGCTGCTGTTGCGAAGG